AAGAAATCACAATCGACATTTACAACAGCAAGCTATATCTTGCTGGTAAACATACCTGGGAAATGGTCACTGTTAACTTGCGTGATGATGCTTCGGGTAACGTGACCAAGCTGGTGGGTCAGCAGTTGCAGAAACAGCTGGACTTCATGGAGCAAGCTAGTGCTGCTTCGGGCATTGACTACAAGTTTGTTACTAAACTTGAAATGCTCGACGGTGGCAACGGTGTCAATCAACCTGTTGTGCTGGAAACTTGGGAACTGTACGGTTGCTACTTACAAAACGTCAACTACAATGACCTAAACTACGCCAGCAGTGAAGTGGTTACAATCAGCATGAGCATCCGCTTTGATAATGCTGTACAGGCACCGGTGCAAAGTGGTGTTGGTACGTCACTCGGTCGCCTAGCAGGTGATGTAGTTACTGGTGTTTCAAACGTTACAACGTAATAATCACTTATGGCCTTTGGTCAGGACTTCCTCAACGGATTCTTTGGGAATGATTATCTCAGGGACTATACGCATGCCAGCAAAACGTTTCAAACAAACGGGTATGCAAATAGTCCTAGACTCAAGTTTCTTTTCCACGTATACTTTACCCTTGAAACGGTAGGTATACCTATGTTAAGAAATGCCTTTAGCTCGGGTGAAAACTCCACTATTGGCCTGTTGGTTAAAAACATCGATTTACCGAAGTTTACAATTGACACTGAGATTCTCAATCAATACAATCGCAAACGAGTAATACAGAAAAAGATCAATTACGATCCCATTAGTGTGGCATTCCATGACGATGGTAACGATTTGATTCGTACCTTGTGGTACAACTATTATTCTTATTACTACAAAGACCCAGTTCAGCCCTATGATGGAATAGCCACTACTGCCGGGACATCGGGTCCGATGCAAACCAAACCAATGGGGTTCAGGTACAATGGCCGTGATATCTATGACAAGACTCGGGCAGTATCCGATTGGGGTTATGTTGGCGAAAGCTACAGCGATGGTACCGGTTCGGCTAACGGCAAGCCGAGTTTTTTCCGTGACATTAGCATCTACGGATTCAACCAACACAAGTTTGTTCGCTATGTGTTGATTAATCCAGTAATATCCCAATGGAGTCATGATCAGTACGATTACTCTCAGGATGCCGGGGTCATGGAAAACAAAATGACCATCCAGTACGAAACTGTTAAGTACTACTCGGGCGCAATTGGATCAGTTAGACCGGACACCAACGTTGTTGGATTTGCTGATCCTAATGCGTATGATCAACGATCAAGCCCATTGACGAGACCGGGCGGCATTGCCAGTGTCATTGGACAGGGTGGACTATTGGACACAGGAATAGGTATTATGGGAGATTTGCAAGCAGTGACACAAGGCAGAGGAGGCCTAAGTAATATTTTAGGTGCGGTACAAAACGCCGGCACATTATACAATACCTTTAAAGGCAAAAATCTTGCTTCTATTGTTGCATCTGATGTCGGGGGAATTGTAGGCGGTGCAATTGGACAGCTACGACAAACACTTCCTGGGCAAGCCCGTAGTACTTTTAATTTCCCCAGGCCAGCGCCTGGCGCAGGTGGTCCTGCAAGTCCTGCCACCGGTGGTCCTGCAGCCTTTAATCCCGGGGGTTAAAGTATGGAATCTTCAATCAATATAGCCAATCAAAACATTGACCTAAGTGTACGGGTGTTTGATAGTTTTTATGAGTTCGGGGTAGATGTTGATGCAAACACGTATGATGTGGTCAACAGCTACTTTGAATCTGTGTGCACAGACAAACAGATTGCTAGAAGTTTTACAGTAAGCTTGTTTAGAATTGCCGAACAAACCAAAGTACCGGTATTGTCGCTGTTGGCTCAAGTGGGCGGGCAGTCGCCGGGCACTCAGACAGAAATTCAGTTGTCAAATACCATGGTGTATTATCTTAATGGCATACGTAGTCCAGCAACATTACTGGGACTTAATAGTGCCATTACCCCGAACTACTGGGCCGCCCGTAACGTACTGCTATGAGCAAGTTTGCGCAAGGGGTGTACAAGGTCACCAATCGAGCAAAATATGTAGGCAAGCGTGAACCCAGGTATCGATCAGGCTGGGAACACAGCTTTATGACCTTTTGCGACAACAACGATCATATCCTGCAATGGGCCAGTGAATCAATCAGTATTCCGTATCTTAACCCGCTGTCGGGCAAGATGACAATATACATTCCAGATTTCCTTATCACATACCGTACCCGTGATGACCGGATGTGCGCAGAAGTAATCGAGATCAAACCAAAAAAACAAAGTGTAATTGAATCTAAACAATCTTCCCGTGACCGTGCTATTGTGGCAGTGAACTACGCCAAGTGGGCTGCCGCTCAGAAGTGGTGCGCACGAAATGGGCTGGTGTTTCGCGTTATCACCGAATCGGATTTGTTCAGGAACGGCGGTAAATAAAGGTGTAGTTCGCGATACGGGAATATCCAACTACTCTAATGCTTGGAAGGAGCAATCAGCATGCCTACTTATCTCTATGTGAAAACACATAACAAAACTGGGTTAAAATACCTGGGCAAAACAATACAAAATCCATACAAGTACAAAGGATCTGGCATATACTGGTGCCGTCATCTATCAAAACACGGAAATGATGTAACCACTGAAATTCTTAAAGAATGCCAAACTAATAACGACGTAAAATATTGGGGACAGTATTACAGTGACTTATGGAATGTTGTTGTTGATGATGCATGGGCTAATTTAAAACCAGAAACCGGGGATGGCGGCTCTGGTAAAATGTTATCATCGACTAAAGAAAAAATTAAACAATATCAAAAATCTAAAACTTGGACTAAAAAAGCAATCCAAACTAGATTAGATAATTGTCTTAAAGCAGCAAACGCAAGAAAAGGTAAATCTTGGACCAATTCAAAGCGTCAATCTACTCTGAATACTTACATACAAAAAAATTTAACCATTGCATTACAGATTATTTCTTTGCACGATGCTGGGCTAAACAATCTACAAATTTCTAAACGATTAAACATCTCATGGGCTAAGGTCAAATATTCTCTGCAACATCGCAAAGACTTTGAATCATGCAAATTAACTCATTAAATATGCTATGTCCCTTCCAACCAACAAAAACCTTGAGGCGTTGTTCAACCTACCCCGTGACCAGGATAGTAGTGATATTGAACCAGGTGTGCCCGCCCACACCGATGATATACAAACACAGCTAACCATTCTTCCCGAAACATTAGATGCACTGGACAAGATTGAAGCAGCCTTGCCGGCAGTGCGAGGGCTTGAGTCCAGTGACCAAGAGATGGATGACCTGGCGTTAAAAGCCACCGAAAGCTTTGACAATCTAATGGACCTAGGGATGAATGTTGACAGCCGCTATGCTTCAGAAATCTTCAACGTGGCAAGTCAAATGCTAGGCCATGCTATCACAGCAAAGAATGCCAAGCTTAATAAAAAGCTCAAGATGATTGAGTTGCAACTTAAAAAAGTCAAGCTAGATCGAGACCTAGCTGGGGACTCTGTAGAGCACCCCACTGGGCAAGGCCATGTACTTGACCGCAACGAACTACTGCGTCAGATACTGGGGAAGAGTAATGTCTGATGATGTTAGTGCCAGAAGAGCACCAATTGATGAATTAAACATCTATTTTTTAAATTCTGATACAGTTGGGTGGATTTGTTCCCCCATAGGTGGGTTTGGAAATCACATACGATGGATGTTAACATTGGATGCTAAAATACAAGCAAAAATATATACCCACAGCAAGCATTTTTGGCCATATTACACTATTGATGACAAACTAATTTATATTTCTAAATATGTTTATGGGAATTTCCGTACTTGGCACAACTGGCTACATACGGAGTGGAAAATTCGAAAATTACTAGATCCAGTAATTCCACTTGAGCATCACTATACTGCACAGTCTGAAATTACACGTACATACAAAGGTATACTTTGTACTGTATCCCCAGATCTTGCATTGCGCTGTTATTTAAAATTTAACTCTAGCTTAAACAATATGACAATTGATGGATTTCAATTT